CATGGTGGATTTAACCAAATTAAAGAACCGAAATACTTTAGAAAAAATTCGTTCTTACAACGGAACCAATGAACATATTCTAAAAATAAAAAATAAATTAGAACGTGAAGGTTTCTTTGTGCTTACACCTAATCAGATTCAATACATTACGGATAATTTTGATAGGGAACCAACAACAATTAATAAAGTTGTTGATATTACACCTTATTTGGGTGAACAGTTAAAAGAAAAATATGAATTAAAAAATATTCCTGAACGTGTGTTTGTGGAAACTTTGTTAGCTGACAGTGAAAAATCTTATCACGTAAAAGGTAAACTTTATAAGAACCAAAAAGAATCTATTTTATTTTACATACCTAAAACACAAATTTTAACCGATATGTTTTATGAACCTTATGAAGATTTAGAAGTTAATTTCGATTCAGTTAATAAAATAAACAAAAAGAATAGAAGTTTATTCCCACACCAAGAAAATGCTGTTAAGTTTTTATTAAAAAAAGATAAATCCATTTTATCTGACGATATGGGGTTAGGTAAAACTAAATCGGCTATTGCGGCCGCTTTATTATCAGGAGCAGAAAAAATATTGGTTATTTGCCCAGCAAATGCTAAGATTAATTGGTTCCGTGAAATTACAGAATATATTGATGAAGAATATGTAACAATTGTAAAGTCAGGTTTTTGGCAACCTAAATTTTTTACAATTATTAATTACGATATTTTAAATCGTTTTCATGAAATAGAAGATAAAAGAAAAAAAACTGAACCTAAAAGTTACATCAACGAAGAAAAATTTGATTTATTAATTGTTGATGAGGCGCACATGATTAAAAACAAAGGTTCTATTCGTGGTAAAGTTGTAGCACAAATTTCAGAAAATATTGAAAAAATTTGGTTGCTAACTGGTACACCTATTGCTAATAGACCAATGGATTATTATAACTTATTAAAGGTATGTAATATTCCTGTAGCAGACAACTTTCAACACTTTGCTTACAGGTATTGTGCAGCAAAATCTTTTAATAAAAAACTTGCTTCAGGTAAAATTAAAAGAATTTGGTTAACTGACGGCGCGTCTAACTTGGAAGAATTACACCAAAAAACTAAAAATTACATTCTTCGTCGAAAAAAAGAAGACCATTTAGATTTACCACCAAAAATTATATCACCGTTTTATTTAGACTTAGAAAACCGTAAAGGATATAAAGAAGCTTTTGATGATTATTTATTTTGGTTAGAAGTTGAAGGTAAAAAATTAGGTGCAGGTAGACAAATGGTTGAAATGGGTGTTCTTAGAAAATTTATTTCAAAAGAAAAAGTACCAATGACCGTAGATATGGTTCATAATTTTTTGGATCAATCTGATGATAAAAAAATTATTGTTTTTACTGTTTTCACTGATTCATTAAAAGAACTTAAAAAAGAATTTGGTGATTTAGCTGTTTGTCATAATGGTGAAATGTCAGATAAGGAAAAACAAAAATCTATCGACGAATTTCAAAACAACCCTAAGATTAGAGTTTTTATTGGTAACATTATTTCAGCGGGTTCTGCCATTACATTAACCGCATCAGATACCACAATATTCCATGATTTAGATTTTTCAGCGTCCAACCATCAACAGGCTGAGGATAGAAATTACAGGATTTCACAAGATAAAACTGTGAACGTATATTACCCAATATTCCAAGACACTATAGAAGAAAAAATATTTGAGTTATTAGAAAAGAAAAAATATATTTCTTCAACAATTTTAGGTGAAAAAAATAATGAGTATTCTATATTATCTGATTTAATACTTTCTTTGGGGACGAATACTTAAAGACATAACCTTTAGTTTGTTTATATTTACCGTTTAAAACCTTCCATAAAGCTGTGTTATCCATATTTAAAGTTTCAATACAAGATTTTATCGAATCCCATTCTTTAATGAAATTACCTTGCATATCATATTGTTTTATTTTTTTACAGTGTGACTTTGAAGCGTTTATAGTGTGTTCTTTAGTTTGTTTCTTACCTTTAATCCATGATACTTTATTTTTATTAGCCGCAGATATCTTTTTTTTAGTTTCTTCACTACAAGGTTGTCTTTTACTTTTTTTAGCCGATTCACTCATCTTTTTTTTAGATTCTTCAGACCTTTTAGCACCCAAATGATTTTCAGCCTTTGGTCTACAATTATACCCATTTTTGTATGTGTCATATAAATCCATGTAATACTGTTCTTTAATTAATAATTCATCAGTACCACACTCCTCAAGCACTTCAAAAAGTATGTTATTTTCACCATGAATATTATAAGATCTTTGTAGTTTTATTGAATGGTGATTACCTTTTCTTAGTCTTTTTTTATGGTCCCACCACCTTCCATCAAAATCTAAAGTTGATCCAACATAAATTTTGTTAGTGATTAAATTTGTTATTTTATAAATCCCTGATTTTTTTTCTCTCATAATATTTTTTTAAATTTCTTTTTTTAATTTTTTCACAATTATTTAAATAGTATTTCATACTATCTTTTCTTTGTGCCTCTAACCTTTCTTCTTCTGTTAAGTATTTTTTCTTTCTTCCCATACCATATAAATATTTAAAAATCTGATAAAAATCTGATAAAATTTAAAAAAAATAAATCACCGTAATTATTATCCCCGTTGTTGATATTTATGAAATAAAGCAACAATGGCACTAGTAATAGAAGAAGCGGAAAAACAAAAAGTATTTCGTCAAGTAAGACATAGGTTAGGCGCTCCACTTAGAAAAGTGGAATTATCTGACGAACAAATGTGTACTTTATTAGAAATTGCGGTTGAAGATCATTCATCATATATTAATGATTGGTTAATTGAGGCTCAATGGTCATCATTAGACGGAATTAATTTAGATACAACAGATTTAGCAAAGGCTTTAACAACAAGATCTCAAGGATATGAAGATTCATTTACTTACGCTTATTCAAAAATTGTGGGTTTACAAGCACGTGGCCCTTGGGAATTAAAACAAGATTACGTTACTTTAGAAAACGGTCGACAAGTATATCAAATACCTGCTGGACGTGAAATGAATGAAGTTTTATATTTTCAACCGCCAACAGTAGATTACGCGTTATACTCAAATTATGGTTTTGGTGACTATGGTTTTGGTGGAGGTGTGGCTCAATTACCTTATGGTGCTGCAGGTGGTGGGTTTGGTTATGGCGGTTTTTATTTGGCCCCAGCATTTGATATTGTATTAAGAAATGCTGATTATAATTTAAAACAAAGATTAGTTAGTTCAGAATTAACTTATTGGTTAACAGCAGGTCCTAATGGTACAAGGTTGTTACATTTATCACCACCCCCAGGTAGTAGATTATCTTTTGGTCGTGGTGGTTTTGCTGGTGGACAGTCAATAAACGTAGGTGGCTCAAGAGTTTGGTATTGGTATTATGAAACTACTTCTGATGAAGATAGACAAAGATGTTTAAATGCAAATAAAGATATTGTTAAATTACCTTCCGATGTTCCAATCGACGTTGTAAATTTTACAGAATTAAACACGCCTTCGAAACAATGGGTAAGGGATTGGTTTACTGCTTTATGTAAAGAAACCCTTGGTCGTGTTCGTGGTAAATTTGGTGGTGCTCTTGGAGTTACGGATGCTGAAGTTACTATGGATTATGAATCACTTTTAAGTGAGTCAAGAGAGGATAGAACGGCTTTAATGGAAAGACTTAATGAAAGATTAGAAAGATTACGTCCTGACAATATGTTAACACGTAAGGCAACTGAAGCTGAACAATTAAATAAAACATTACAATATAGACCTTTAGGTTTAACAGTTATATAATATGACATTTTTTACAAGACCCAAATTTCAAGATAGACAAATAGTACAACACAGTGGAAGTACAATAACCTTATCGGGTGAGACTAATATAAACCAAACAGGGTACCTTAGAATAAATAAAGGTGCCTTCCCAGGTTTAGTTGCTACTTCACTAGATAATGATGGTACAGTTGTTTGGGGTCCTGTAAGTGGTCTTAGTTGGTCTATTTCAGGTTGTACTTCACCATTTTATGTTAACAACATTGTAGCCTGTCCAAATTCTGGTAACACAATACAAATTGATGCAGGTAATTTAGCTTTAAACAGTGAATTAAATTTTTTAATACCTTTATCCGCCGGAACATCAAGTGATAGTATTTTAGTTATAGATAGTAATGGATATGTTAAAAATATATCACAAAACGCTATGCTTACAGGTTCTTGTATTACAGACTTATATGTAACAAACGTACATGGTTGTTCACCAATAACTATTTGGGATTCGGTACAATCTTATGGTTCAGAAGCTTCTGGACTTAACTCTTTTGTTTTTAGTAACCAATCTACAGCAAAAGATGATTATTC